CAATACCTCTTTTTGTTGCGTCAATGCCAGCTCTGGTCGTATTTATTGCTCCCGTTGCAACAGGTTTAACTAAAGCAGAAGCTCCCGCCACATCCAAGACCATAGGAAAAGGGTCTTCCGCAAAATTTCGTAAAAAGCCTTGGGTACTACTATAACGATCATGATAATGTTTAGCCAAATTTTGAGCCATTGCCTCATTGCCTTGTTCCCCCGGAATAAGATTTTGCCCAAAGCTTTGCCCTAAACTTAAAAGAGTTCTTACCGTCTCTGCAGGGTTGGTTATCATGTGCCCCAAGGCGTTTGTAACCCCATGCGCGCTATCTGACAAATTCATGTTGGCTCTTCTTAGCGATTCTCCCAAAGAAATATCAAAATTTGAATCAGGGGCTGCCCGCATAGAGTTACCAGATAGATACGGGTTCTGAGGAGTGGACCGTGGGTCTTGTTTCGCGGCCCACTCGTCGTAGTCATGCTTAGCTAGCAAAGATTTAAGTTTTTTTGCTTGTGTCATTTCGAGGCATTAAGTACTGGTTATCCACACCAGCAATTTTGAGCAGTTCCGAGTCAGGCAGTCGTTCTAACTGCTGTACGTTCTTCTCTATATTAATATTTATCTGTGTTGGGTTCTCAGGAGCGTGTAGACCGTGAAGCTTGCACAACGAATCGGTAATCTTACACTCTTCGGTCGCGGTTACCGACTTACGATGCGCTTCTAAGTACATATTAGTAGCAACACTTTTGTCGAATTTGACCTCATCGCGCAATTCTTCACGAAAATACGCTACCGCTTTTTGAATCTTGGGTTTCTTAAATATCTTATACACATATTCGGCGTCACCGTACCCCGCTGCACGGCCCGCGGCTGCTTTTGACATGCCACGAAGGAAAAAATGCACTAATCGCTCTTCTTGAGTCGACAATTCATTGAGTTGTAGCCCCGCGTACGGGTAATGTGACTGCATTTCAGCTCTATCCTCGTCCGAAAGCTCCAGTTTTTCGATTTCTTCCGTCATAAATAGGGTTATTATAGTTAAAAGTCTTCTTTTTTAGCAATTATATTCTTACACCACCAATAAAATTCGCTTTCTCCGAGTGTATGCTTCATTACATTTACACGAAAGGCCACTAATTGTATGTTTTCGGGTATATATCCTTTATTGGGGTCTTTTCTATCAATGCTAACGTTAAAATTTTGAGGTCCTTCGCCAGATTGCCACGTTAAATACACACCAGATAACGCACATTTACCCTCTTGATGGTCCCATAACTCGTACAGTTGTTCAATTTCAAGGTTCCAGGTTAACGGTTCACGTTCCTGGGCTCGGGCGTACTTCAATTTGGAATAAATCTTCTTTAAATACGCGTACGGAGAAAAACTAGATCTAGCCGTACGTTGTGCATTTTCACATGTTCGGCATGTAGCTCGTTTGTTCCCGCTCTTCGTCTTGTTGTACTCGTCCGAAGGTAAGTCCCTTTTACATTTTGCGCAAATTTTTTTCGGCAAAATTTTTCCTAAAATATTTTTTCTTTAAAAAGTATAACACAATCGCTCACTCATTCCCTCCCAGTCTCTGCAGATCGCAGTCCCCCTTCCCTTTTTCATATATTGGAACCTTGTTTTCTTTTTTACCTTTTGGAACCTTGTCCCATACCCCCTACTAGATTTAAAGTCTGTCGTTCTTCATCAACTGTCTGGCTAGCGCCATCCAGTCTGTCCTCTAGTTGTGTATCATTTGGTACATTAATTAACTATATAGGGGACACACTATGTCACAACCTAATGAAACCGTGGTTCAACCCACAATCATAACCTTCAACAAACCTGTTCGTCTTCATGGCAAAGCAGGTGTCATGCTCGGATATGATACTAAACTTCAGTATTACAAAGATAATCAACTACAGCACAAAAACGCTCTAGCTTATGAGTTCTTAGCTGTTAGTCAGAACATCAATACTGGCACAATCAGGCTTTCGGGCTCTATTCTTCAACTTCCTGAAGGATATTCAGAGATCGTTTGTCTTCCACAATCACCTTATCAAAATGGGGGTCAATCATGAAAAACATGAATCAAACTCTTACACAATGGGTAATTAAGCTCGCAGAAGCATCAGGAGAAACTGTATCCGATGTTATGGAGAAACTACCTAGTCTTAAAGATGAAGTCCAAACCGCTTATACCAAAGGTCGTAACAAACCTAAGCAAATGGATCTATTCAAAGACCAACCAGAGCCCAAATCTTCTATTCAAGCTGAGTATGAGAACTGGAAATCTAACCAATCGGAGAACAACAATGGCTGAGTTACCTATGGCTATATTCTTCTGGCTTATGAGTGGAATTATAGTCCTCCACTTCGCATCAATCGTAGCATTCGCTTACTTTTGGTTTAAAGCTTAACATTTCCCCCTAATAATACCGCCGATGGTCGGGATCAATAACCATCTCCTTTCTCTACACACCGAGGTCAGGTCCGGGCGAGCCGTGTGCGAGCCCGTTAGACCGCGATTCGTGTGCCATTTACCCCGTTTTTGTGCCCGTGGTGCAAAAAACTTGACAAAGTGTACCGCTTGTACCGGATGTGTACCAGCACTTTTTCAAAGTAGCGGTACAGCCACAGGCCCGATAAACACGGACCGTGAACCGTGAAACGGCACCCGTGTACCGCGTGTACCAGCTAAAACTCTTGGATACTAGTTATTTAACCTATGTTCTATATTAATGCTTAAAAGTCTAACAGACCCAAAAGTAGTGGTACAAATGGTACAAAGACCTACAACCCTTATCCTAGAAGCGTCTCAGCTGTACCAGCACTTTTAAACTCGTGGTACACCGACCATCGGCTCGGACCCGCAGGCCAAGCTCCGCGGGGGCTACAGCTGTACCACTAGTCGTGGTACACATACGGCTGTCCTAACGGACACGCCGTTTGTCCTTTAGAAGTGTTATTAACAATTAGGGAGATTCATTATGAATTACATTAAGAGTTTTAACCACATATCCAAAGAGCTTGGATTTGTTCCAAGCCTTTATTGGATAAAGGGCATGCTAACATGCCCCGATTTTCGGCATGAATACCGAAAATATCCAAACAATGAATGGTTTGGATACGCTTGGAACGTTCTTGAACGTGGAAACAAGTGTCGCTGTTATTTTTATGAAGCATCAAGCGTAGCTTCATATGTATATGATACAGCGAGACAGCCCTCTATGTTTGATGACTAGGGCTATAATATCCCAGACGGCTGACCTAACGGATCAGCCGTTTGTCCTTTTGTTGTGAATTTTAACAACTTCTATGAAGCATTCAGAGTCGCGCTCTGGCTGACGCTACACAGTGTTGTAGTTGCTCTCTGCAGAGAGTAGCAGTTTAAGGTTTTACTGGGGGCTTAAAACTTAGAGTCAGGCGGGGCCCGTCACAACTGTGATGAAAATATCGCCTGGCTCGATCAATTTAACTAATAAATATAGGAGAACGAATATGGACATTCGTGAATTTCCCCAAGTACTATTCAAGTCTTGGTTATGTAGAGTTGTACCTGACAAGTACAGAAACACCAACTCTTTAGCACTTACGCTAAAAGAAGTTGATACTGGTGAGCCAATAGCCACTGCAACAATCAACATGGTTGATGATGATGCACAAGCATTAATAGACAAGCATTTTGGTTATGAACAAATACCTGTGTACATCAAAGATTACAGTGAAAACCAAGGCATGTTAGTAGCTTTGCAAGAAGCTGGTGTTGTATCTGATGTTGTTGATTATTATGATTCTGGTTATGTCAGAGTTCCTTTGGTTATTGTAACCAATCAGCAAATTATTGACTGGTATGGTTGTTTTATCAACACATCATTAACACCAATTATTGTCGAAGCAGATGATAACTCAGAAAACTTTAAAGAGTGGTGTTATTAGAGTAGTCCCCAAAAAGCTATGGCCCCTTCGGGGGCTGTAGCTTTTTTCCATGGCGGTAGGCCACCTTAATGTGTGCGAATTACCGTGCCTGCATTTATTTTTGACCATTGTTCTAACGAACAATGGTTTGTACTTTTGAAACGTTATTAATTAAATTAGGAGTAGATCATGGACATAGATTTACCACAGTACATACTTGATGATTTGTTTACTCAACATGAAGACGAGCGAGATCGTGTTCGTGACGGTATACCTAGTGTGATGCAGTATAAACACTGGAACACTATGAGTTTCCGTAGGCGTTTAGAGATTGGCTATAAAGCTAAGCGTAAACGAAAGTATGGTAAGAGATATAAACCGCTTAATTTCTAATTGCGGTTTGTTGAGTGCTCACCTTGGTGAGTGAATATTAACCTTCTATATATGGGAGATAAAAATGGCTAATGTAGATCATTTTGATCCGTCTGAGATGGAGACGGAGGAATTAGTTCCATCTAATGAGACCCCTGAGTCCGCGTATCGTCCAGATACGATCGGTGACCCAGAGGGCACTGAAGAAAGAGCAAAAGAAGTGGCAATTGTCCTTCCTGACTTTTTCTATCGCAGATATAAACTAGACGATGCAGGTAATCCTACCTACAACGAAGTAGTTGTATCTCAAATCATGGAAGTCTTTGATGCTAAGTATGGCACTGAGCAATCGCACAGTGACGACAAAGCTGAAGACTATTTTAACAGCCAAGTTGAACAAGTCGTTGATGGTTTCAGCCAGCTGTTAGAAGTTGATCCACAAACAACTGGTATCAATGCATTGCAATTGGCTACCAGAACTTGGGCTGAGTTCGCTAGTGTTGCTTATGAGTATAAAGACTCAATTAGCACCATTAAAGAAGATCAGGAGATACCAGATTGGCTTATCGATAGAGAAGACAAAATGGTTCAGCTAGGTCGTAAAGCTAGAATGTTGTCAGCTTTTCTTAACAAAATGGACGACAAGTTTGGTCTCAAAGATGTTGAGATCAGTCGCTTCAGAGTCCAACAAGCAGTTGAGAATCGTCTACAGCGTTTAGCTGAGTGGAATTACAATCAGCACGCTGATAAGTCTGGAAAAATCACTAGTAAGTCTATTACTAATGAGACAGCTTCAGCAATGTTTAATAATGCGTAATTAATGTCCCGAAGTGTCAGCTCTACTTTGTTACTCAAAGGGCTTTAGGTTGGTGTTTATCCTGTTGTCTAGACCTAAAATCTAGTACATCTACCAAAAAGCACCCCTTGGTCTGGTTCGGGGTATAAACCAGAGGGTAGCCTAGGTCTGTGAATGTGAAAGCAGGCTCTAGGCTATCACTTTTCAAACTTATCCACAAGTATGTGTGCCGACAAGGCATTTAATCATTTTATTTAGTAAAACCCATCTGCCAGTTTATTGGCTGTTTTAATTTAATTTAGGAGTAGGAGTATGCATCAAATACGTCCAAAGCATCTCGTTTCAGAGATTGTTGATAACATGCGTGCCGGTCTTAACACCATGATTTGGGGTGGACCAGGTATCGGTAAATCAGAAATACCAGAACAAGTCGCCACGAGCCTTGGTCAAAAGTTGTTAGACTTTCGTGCGAACTTGTTTGATCCTGTTGACGTTCGTGGTGTGCCACGAGTTGTCAAGGTTAAGGATCAAGAGAAATATTTTACA